GGGAAGGCCCCCCGATTAATACGTCCCTTCAATCCCGTCTTTAACTTAACTTTTGGGACTTTTGTTTATCCATTGGAGAAATGCGTTTACGGTGCTATAGACGCATTATATGGTGGACCAACTGTCACCAAGGGCCTTAACGGGTCTGAGGTGGCTTGTGCACTTAGATCTAAGTGGGATAGTTTTGGGGACCCAGTATGTCTTATTACAGACATGTCTAGGTTTGACCAGCACTGTAGTCCTGAGGCCTTGGATTGGGTTCGTTGGTTGTGTTGTAAGGCTTTGTATAAGACCCGCTGTGAAGTTGGGGAATTTAACAAGCTTTGGCGACACACTGTCAACACCCGTGGAATGGTCCTCTGTGATGATGGTGTCGTCCAGTATAGTGTTGACGGCACTTTGAATTCTGGTTTGAGTTCCACGTCTCTATGTGGGGTCGCTATTGTGTGCTATTTGTTGCGCGCGTATTGCGATCTTGTTGGTGCCCGGCACCAGCTTATTAGTGCTGGTGATGATACCAACATCATTATAGAGAGACGTGATTTACCCAATTTCGCTGGCCTTGCGTCGTTTTGTTTGCGGGCTGGCTATACCGTTAAGATCGATGGTGTCGTTGATGTGTTCGAGCGGATAGATTTTTGCCAAGCGCGCCCCGTTTGGGATGGCGCTGATTGGGTTATGTGTAGGAACCCTATGGTAATTACCACCAAGGACTTGTTGGTGGCTCGTAAGTTCCGCAATTCCATAGAGAGGCGCGCCTACATGGGTGCTATTGCTGACTGTGGGTTATCCCTTACTGGTGGGTTGCCCATTGTTCAGAGTTTTTATACCATGTTGAAGCGCAATGCTCGTGGTGCAGCGCCGTGCACCTTGGAGCGTAATGGGTTTTATTACCTATCACGGGACATGTCTAGGTGCGTTAGGAGCCCGAGTGATGAGTCACGAATCTCATTCTATAAAGCCTTTGGAATTAATATCTGGAGGCAGTTGGAGTTGGAGCGTTACTATGACTCTGTTATTGTTTCTGACGTACAGTTGGTAAGTGAAACTGATTGTAGATTTTCTCTCATTTCACGCGACCTATTCCATGCCTTCGCAGAAGAATAATATAAAGAATAATAGCCAGATGCAGGCTCAAATAGCATCTAATGGATCCGCTGACAAAAGGCTAGTGGCTGCCGTAGCCCGTGCCCTTGATTCTAAGCTCACCAAGAAGGGCCGTCGCAAGTCCAAACAGGTGGCCAAGGAAAAGTCTATGGGTATCACTTCTGTTCGTGATGTAGCCAAAATGATCGATGATCCTTGTGGTTCAGCTTTAAAGCCTGGACTATATGGGTCTGCGAGTGGCTATCTTTCACGTTTTCATGGTGTGTATGCTCCACAGAGCTTGACCTCTGCCCCTTCTTGCGGCATCGTCCTCTGGTCCCCTAACTACTCAAACGTCGGTGCTGTCAGTGCCACTTCGGCTTGTTGGAATTCGATTGTTATTAGTGCTAACAGTCCTTCTGACACTTTGTCTTTTGCTGGGGTTGGCGGGCTGACCTCGGGGTCGGGTTCTGGTCTTAAGGATCCAGCCTATGACTTCGTCAATGGTGGTGTTTGTGCCGGGGCTAGGTGTTTGTCTGCCTGTATTAGGTTTACCTATACAGGCCAGGTTACCTCCACTGCCGGCCTCGTCAGCCCTATTCGGGTGCCTTTCAGTGTTATTGATGGTATCGTTTCTGGTACTATCACTCCTACTGTTAACACTTTCCTCCAATTTGCAACCGGTACTCAGCGGTTGCCTCTTGATTCTTTGGAGGTTAAGTGGAGGCCCACTGCTGACGATTCCTACCGCACCTCAGCTAGTGGCACTGCTGTTGCTGGCGACCATCCTTTTATCCGTTCGACGGCTGGTGTTTATAACGTTGGTAGTAAACCGCAGACGGAACAACCGGAGCTTATTGGTTTCGTGTTCCGTGGTCTTGCGGTTGATGCCAGCGCTAATATCCAATTTGATTTTTACAAGAACATTGAGTGGGCTCCAGAGATCACCTCCGGATTGGCTTACCAGCCGTCCGTGCAGATGTCTGATGCGGGCAATGCCCAGCGTGCCCTTGCGTTCTTGGATCGCACCAAACCCGGATGGGATCAGGAGATAATTAGTGTGGGGAAGAGCTTTGTTGCAAAAACGGCCATGGCTGCCTTTACCTTAGTCTAGCTTTCCATTTTACTGTAGCTATGTTCCTTGTTTTAGTACAATGTCGCATATCGTGGTTGCGACTTTCTATAAATATATATATAAAAGAACTACATATGAGTTTTGGTCTGGGATACCAGACGGCCAACCCTAACTTGTCTGTGGTAGAAAATTTGTTTTAGCTTTTGCATATAAAGTCCACGTCGCCGATGATGGCGAAATCTACACCGAAAAATCGTGGTTTATCACGAGGGGGTCGGTGTAGTTTGAGTATCTACTATGGGCTTAG